GCACGCCGTCATGCACGCGCAGACACCCGGCGCCCAGGTGCGAGGCGACGGCGGGCCGCGACGCCGTCGGCGGCGCGCCCGCGGCCGCGCGCTGCTGCAGATCGGCGAGCCCGGTCGCAAAGTCCCCCATCATGCGGACAACTCCCGGTGAAAGGTGCGCTCGATCGGCACATAGCCGAGCCGCGTGTACAGCGTCTCGACGTCGCGCGTGGGCGCAATCAACTCGAGACGGACGGCGCCCTGCGCGCGCGCCCAGCGTTCGGCCTCGCGCAGCAGCCGCAACCCGAGGCCGCGATAGGCCGGGTCGATCCAGAACGCGACTTCCCCGGCGACCCACTCGCCGCTCAGGTGATGCGCATACGCGAGGATCGCGAGCATCCCAACCAGCGCGCCGTCGGCCTCGAGCACCAGCACGTCGCCGTGCGGCGCGGCGACGAGCTGCTGCGCCAACGCGCGCACCTGATCGGGATTGTCGGCCAGATGCCCCCGGTAGACGCTCTGCGCGAGAAACTGCGCGCCCATCGCCACAATCCCCTCAACATCCGCGGCGGTCGCCGGCCGGCGGATCACGTCAGCGCCTCCACGACGGCGTCGAGCGCGTAGGCCAGCGGGATCGGCCCGACGCTGCTGTAGGTCGTCGCGATCGTGATCGGCAGCGCCGGCGTCGGATAGATCACGAGGCTGGCCCCGGCGTGCGTCCCCGTCGTGTTGCCCGTGATCGCCGGGAAGGTCTCGACCTGCGCGACGCCGTTGGCCGTCCAGCGCAGCACGACCGCCACGCTGCTGCTGGTCGTCGCCGCGGTCGTCACCTGCAGCGCCCAGCTCACCCGGTAGGCGCCCGGCTGGGTCGGCGTCAGGAGCGTCAGCGGCGCGAGCGCGCCGGTGCGCGCGACCAGGTGCGTCGAAGCGATCAGCGTCGGCGCTTGCTGGATGCGCGCGATCACCGTCGACAGCCACCGATACCAGCGCTCGCCCATCTTCTGGGACGCATCGACCAGCGGGTCGTATTGCGGAATCGGATCGATCGGGGCCGCCATTACGCCGCACGGGCTCCCACCTCGTTGTTCACGAGCGCGTCGATGATCCGCCACGGGATCGGGTCGGTCATCACGATCTCGGCCACGAACAGGCGCGGCGAGCCGAGCCGCGTGAACGCGCAGCGCCGCAGGTATTGCCCGATCTTCCCGACGCCGCCCGATCGCCAGACGCCCCAGGTCTGCCCGCCATCACTGGAGAAGCGCGCCAGCAGCACCGGGTCGCTCCCCTGGCCGGTCGCCAGGCCGAGCCCCGCCTCGAGCACGAGTTCGAAGCGCCGCAGCGAAAGCCGTTGCAGGTCCTGAATCAGCACGGGGCCGCGCCGCAGCCGGCGCACATACTCGCCGGTGGATTCCGTGGAGAAGGTGATATCGAGCCGCGACAGCGTGCCAGTCTGCGCCTCGCCCACCAGGTGAAACCCGAAGGCGTAGAGATGAAACCGCGGCCGCCAGACGTCGTAGTCGCCGCGCGCCGCGTTCCACGACCCGAGCTCGGTCCATTTCTGCGTGGTCAGGTCGTACTGCCAGGTGGCGTTGGCCGTCGGGAAGCGCAGCACGTAGAGCGTATGGCCGGCCATGCGGTAGACCAGCGCTTCCGCGTCGACGATACTCGCGGTGCGCTGATACCCGGCAATGGCGGTCGCGACTTCCAAGGTCGAGATCGGCTGCGGCCCGTAGCCGCTGCTCTGCACGATGAGCCCGGCGCCGTCCTGACTCTGCGTCAGCCAGAAACCCTGACCCGCCGTGAACTGGAACGAGAACGGCGCGACGATCCCGTACTGAATGTTGAGGCCGGTGCGTGCGGCGAGCGGAAACGGGCTGGTCCCGGCATCGAACCAGATGTCGCCCGTATTGCGGCCGAGCAGCCAGATGTCGGGCGGGTTGACCTCCATCGCGATCCAGCGATCGGGCTGCGCGCTGCGCAGCGCGAACTGCGTCGGATCCCACGTCAGCCCGTCGTTGAGGTTCGAGAGGCGCAGCTTCCCCGTCGCCGCGTTGAGGGCGAGGAAATACTCGTCGAGCATCCCGATCTGCGTGGCTTCGTTGGTGAGGACCGTCGTCAGCGTGTTGCTGCTGAGGGCATAGCAGTAGGCGTTGTTGCCGCTCGCCACCAGCAGCTGCCCGCCGGTGATCCCGTTGTAGCTGATCTGCGCCGGCGTCGTGCCCTGGGCGACGGTGCCGCGCCGCACGATCGTCGCGTCGGCGAAGATCTCGTAGAGGCCGCTGCCGATGACGACAAACGCGCGCTGGTCGGCGAAGATGCCGGCGCTGGCGTTGATGTCGGTCAGCGCGCCCCCCGCGCTCGCGGCCGTGATCCAGGGCTGCTGGCCCGGCGTCGGATAGAGCGCGGTCTTGTGCTGCGGGCCTTCGGTGCCGATCGTCTCGAGATAGAAATTCACCGTGCGCTCGCTGGTCGCGATCACGCTCTGGCTGGGCGCCGAGCCGCCTATAAAGCCCGGATATGAGGGCACTAGGCCACCCGCTTTCGTCGAGACCTGGCAGCGGCCGGACATCTCCGGCACTGCCACTTCCCAAACCCTGACGGGGAGGATCGCACGACCAAAAATTCCGCGATCGGCTTCACTCCCCGGCAGAGTCGACAAATGCGCTCCGTGTTCGGATTGCCTCCTGCCGCCACGATCCGCATGCGCGCATGGAGGAGCCGGTGATACCGCTCATCTGGACAGATCACAAGCGCCGCATCCTCGTGCTTGGTGCCGTCGGCGTGATGGACAACGGCACCAACAGGCAGCGGCCGTCCTAACGCACGCTCGGCGCGCAGTCGATGTGCTAATTGCAACCGACCGTCGATGTAGCGCATGCGGTACCGCTTCACCACCTCTCCCGGTGCGAATGTTCCGTTCGGATGCCGATGTTGGAGGGACGGCATCTACTGATCCGTCCGGATGTCGTAGCCGCGCAGGACGACGCTGGGGACCGCGGCGCCCATGCCGAGGTCGGTCATCCGCAGGTTCGCGCTCTTGACGCGGGCCGTGGCGTCGGCGGCGATGCGTGCGATCGACGGCGGCACCGGTTTCTCGAACGCGGCGGCGAGCTCCAGCGTCAGATTCGACCGCACGAACCGTCGATAGCCCGCCGGCAGCGCGACGACATCCGTCAACAGCACCTCGGTCAGCGTGCCCGGCGCATAGATCACGCCGCGCAGCGTCGCCACCGTCGGGATCGGGAACACCCAGAGCGTCCCGGTCGGCGTCACGGTCGGGTCATACCAGAACGCCGTCGGCTGCGTCTGCGTCAGCGTCTTCTGCGCGATCGCGACATAGGCGGCCGTGGTGAGCACGCCACCAAACAGGATCTCAATCGGCGTCGGGATCGTCGTGTCGTAATAGCCGATGTCGGCAATGTCCTGCGGACTGACCGGCGTCGGCACGTTGACCACCGCGCCCACCCCCACGGCGTAACTCGCGGTCCCCGGCACGAGCGGCCAGGTCGCGCGCACGATCGCGGGCATCGTCAGCCCCTCGAGCGCGAGCGCGTCGATCCAGTCGTTCAGGCGGTCGAGCCCAAGCTGCGCGTCGTCGGCGCTCAGCGTGTCGCCGGCGCCGATGATCTGCAGGTCCTGCAGACTCGCTTGGATGAGATCGCGATAGGTCAATGGCCTTTGCCTTTGCCGACGGTCTTGCCGCCGCCGGCCGCTGTGCCGCCTTTGCCGCAGTTCACGGCGTCGCCCAGAGCGCGACGAGCAGCGTCGCCGCCGTGCCTGCGGCGTTGACGCGCTTGATCCGGATCGGCAGGATCTCGCCGGCGACGGCCGTGAAAGTCACGACGCTGTCGTTCTGGAACACGGCCGCCACCGTGCCGCCGCCGCCGCAAAAGATCGCATCCACCAGCAACCCCGGCGGGCCGCCGGCAATGTTGACCGTGTCCGAGGGCGTGATCGCGGCCGCGCTGTTGTAATAGTCGTTCGACACGGCTCAGGCCCCCTCGGCGGTGCGCGTCTCCGCCGCGGCCGCGAATGTGAAGCTGAGCGCATTGCTGACCGCGCCGTCGACGCTGCGCACGACGACCGGCACCGTGTCCGGCGCGAGCCAGACCGCCATGTCGACGCCGGTCGTCAGCTCGGTCGGCGAGACCCAGGTCGTCGGCTCGTCGTGATCGGCGAACACGATCACCGCGCCGTCGATCAAGCCGGCGCCGTGCACATGCAGCGTGAACGAGGGCGCGCCGAGCACGACCGAGGGCGGCGCGAGCACGGTCAGGTCGGGCGGGGGCGGCGTCTCGGCCCAGCTCCAGCCCTCGCCCGGCAGCGCCAGGGCCTCCTCCTCCGAATAGACGACCTGGTCGACCCCGCCGTGCTGATGCGCCCAGCGCGGATAGACCGGCTCAACGCCCCGTGGCGTCGACAGCCCCGTCGGGATCGCGGGCGGGGGCGGGTCGGGGTGCGTGCGGCGATGCGTCGACGACGTCGTCATGCTCAGCCCTCCTCGATCGCGGTGACCGCTTTCGCGCCCTTCTTGCCGCCCTTCACGTCGGTGACGTGCTGGTGCGTCGTCTCGCCGGCCGCCGCGAACTCGGCGCGCGCGGTCGCGCTCATGCCGCGCGCCTGATACGCCGCCTCGGCGGCCGCGTTGCCGATCGCCTGCTGGCGCTGCTCGTACTTCGCGAGCGCCTCGGCCGGCGTCTCTGCGCAGCCTTGCCCGCCCGCGATCCGCTCTTCGCTCTCGTCCCCGACGATGCGCGTGCAGCTGCGGTTGAACGAATCGACCCGCAGACACGCGCGCTGATAGGCGTCGGCGGTGTCGAACGCGTACGGCTCGGGCAGCGGCAGCAGACACGCGGCCTGGAGCGTCGCCGGATCGATCTGCGCGAGGTACACCATCTTCGGATACGGGCGGTAGACATACGGGTTGCCCGGCTGCGTGCCGCGCGGCACGAGCTCGGTCTTGAACTGCTCCCACTTGCGCAGCTCTTTCCCGAGCGCCGAGTGCGGATTGATGACGAGCCCGCCGGGGGCGTCATCGTCGAGCGGGTGCGGCGCGAGATCCTCGAAATTCATGGAGCCCTCTGCTGGAGCCCAACGGGCGCACGCCCTCCCAGGGCGCGCGCCGTCAGGGTCGTGGCGTTATGCGGTCACCGGCACGGCGCCCGTGCCGATCTGGACCCAGCTGCCGTTCATCGCCATGTTGATCGAGCCGCCCTGCAGCGCCGCGCTGAAGGTCGATACGTCGCTCGCGGCGCCGCCGCCGCCAAAGCCGGCCCCGTAGGTGACCGTGTGCGCGGCTTTGCCATTGGCGAGGAGGATCAGCATCTGGCCGTCCTGGTCCTTGGTCGGGTTGGTCAGCGTCATCGTGAGCACGCTCGTGCCGTTGAGCACATGGATGCCGGCGATGGGCGGGATCGCGCCACTAGCGGAGTACGAGTAAATCGGCAGCGCCATCTGCAGCGGCGTCGTGACGACGGTCTGCGGCAGCGGGGTCTGGAAGTCGGACGCAAGGCCGACGGTGACGTTGGCGCCGCTCTTGTGCGCGGCGGTGGCCGAGCCATCGAAGCCGCGCGAGACCGGGATCGTCGTCCCGCTCACGTAGCCCTTGGCGACCTGGCACCATTCGCTGTCGATGCGTAGGGCCATGCCGGCCGCAAAGCCCGCCGCCGAGGCGACGACGATACTGGGGTCGCTGACGGCCGCGGCCGAGGCGAGGGTCGTGGATGCTTGTGCCATGATTGTGCCTCCCTTACCCGACCACGCGGCACGCGAGCCGCGCCTGGACGGTGGCCGCGCCAATGAGGATGTCGAGGCGCGACGGATTCTGGTCGGTGCCAATCTGGTACTGCTCGACCAGGCGGATCGCGAAGCCCAGCGACTTGGACCGTACGGTCGTCGCCTCGGCGCCCGCGCCCGGTTTGAGGAGATCGGCCATCACGAACGCGAACGCGTCGGGATGGTAGACAAACGACTGCGGCGAGGCGGTCGCCGCGAGGAGGCCC